ACTCCTTACATTCCTTGTATCTTTAATCATTATTACTAATGATATATTGTGTTGATCTTCACTAGTAGATTCCTCTAGGTAATCATCTGTACTCAAATGTACTAAACAGTACGGAAATGCACTATTTTTTACATCGTAGGCCTTGTATACTCTATTAGAAAAATTAGCTACTTCTTTAAGTTTAGTAATTATACTGCTAAGTATATTGTTCTTATTTTGACCTGCAGTACTCGTCAAAATTCATCCACTTACCCACACACTTACAAACGTACAGATCATTATACACTCTAAAATTAAATAAATGTTACTACAATAAGAGAATCTCTACTATCCTAAGAATTACTCTCTATACTTCCTATAGATGTCCCAGCCTTCTCTTTTTAATCCTTTAAAGAAGCATTCTTCGCACTCATCAATATCAGTACATATTTCAAGGTATTCATCCTCCCAGTTTCCATAGCGGTCACCTTTATACTTTACCCAGAAGTCCTTTCCACAGGTAACACACGTTCTTTTCTCTTCCCAGAATCCTCTTCCTATAGGTCGTCGCTCTCTTTGGGGTGACAACTGGTTTCTTCTTAGTTCCTTTGATTCTTTTAATTCTTCAGGGGCTCTAGTAAATCTTCCTCTCTTTCTATAAACTGTTACTGGTGCTCCTCTTCTTACGATCACTTGTTTCGTAATAGTAACATCCCCTGTTTCTATAAATTCTTGAGCATATTTTTTCAGTACTTTTTCATTCTTTGCACTTGTCTTTGCCATAGCCTTTCTAAAGAAATATCTTCCTCTAAACCCTGGATGAAGTACTTTCTTCGCTAATACCCATAAATTATTCTCTACCTCAAAGAATAATGCTCTACTCTCTCTTGGCCTTATAATATGAGGCCTTGCACCTCTCTCTACGACGGAAGCGTACGGGGCATCAACACTTACCGTAGCCATATCCTTAAATTTCTCTACAGTTATTGAGTTTAACATATTTCCTGTTCTACTAATAGCTTTTATTTCTCTCTCTAAATTCTTTACAAAATTATCTACTACTTCACCCAGTACTGCATCTTTAAGTCTTGATAGATTACCTTCAGATCTTGCTATATAGGCTTCTACGTCACCTAAGCCTTCTATTATAATTCTTCCTTTGGGTACTGGCAATACATTTTACTCCTTACTAATATCTGCTATGGTAGAGACATCTTTACAGCCTACATATTTTAAATGTCCATTCACTTCTTTAAATATTACTACATGATAAATAGTATTAGGTTTTTTACAGTAATTGCAGAGAAGAGTCATTTTAAGGCCTTTAAAAAATTTAATGATACAGCCCGCGACAAGGATAACTGCAGTAAAAATTATAAAGGCTCTTTGTCTGAGCAGGAAAAATATTCTTCTCCATTAATAACGATTCTTTTTAAAACTATTAAGGTTTTACTACAGTAACCGAGATTACAGTATTTACAGTTAGTATTGTAGCACCTTACTAACATCTAGATTCTAAGGACTCCTACTCCTACGTTCGTTGGTAGATATTTTCTTTCTATCGTTCTTAATTCAAATTGAAATTGTGCTATTTGTCTAGTTAGATCGTTATTTACATACTCTTGGAAGTCTCCTCCAGTATAAGTAGCTAGTCTAGTAGGTTCTCCAGACTCTACTAATGCTTGAGCAACTTTAATAGCTACTTGAAGAGTAGCATATCTAGTAAGAATATCCTTTGGTATATTCCATCCAGCTTTATAACTTATTTTTATTCTTCCTCTACCTGGAGAAGGAAATTTATCACCGTAGAAATATAATGCCCTTCCTATCCACTGACCTGCTTTAGTCTTCTCCTTAATCAGTAGATAATCACTCTTCCCTTCTGCCCATCCATCGTAATACCCTTGGGTGAGAGTAATCCACTCAGGTGTTTCACTGACTCCTGTAGATCTAACCTTAAGGGATGATATAGTTATAACTGGTTCTGGTAATGGTACTTCTACCCCACCCATGTGTAGTAAAGGATCTATATTCTTAGTCCAGTACATAAATCTCTTCAGAGGAGTTATCTCAGGGAATCTAGCTACTACATCAAGATATTTATCTGTTCTAGCATATCCATCACCATAAGATCCTCCATCGTCCCAACCTAATAGCTTAGCATCTATTTGTCCTTCTATTTCTTCTATCCATGCTAGAACCTGTGCAGAAGAAGGACTAGTACTATCAGTAATATCTACTTGAAGTTCTCGTTCTACATCTGTCTCTTGACAGTACTTAGGTGTATATACCATTGTTAGAGCATCTCCTTTAGAAAGATACTATTATCTAGTATCTTTTCTTCACTATAAAAGCATCAACTGTTCCTGCAGCATCTGTCGTAGCAGATTTAACCTGTATCTTTATCAGTGCCCAGGCATCAGTTATATCATGATCTGCCGAAGCACCAGCAGCTAAAGTCTGTTCTGATACTTCTTCTTCCCATCCAGCATCTGAGTCTTGAAGAGATGCTCTAGCTAGTATTTTATATTTTATACTATTAGAACCATGGGTATTCTTGATCCATACCTTTGCTCTAACGTAGTTAAGAAACTCTACTAGTTTACTATCAACATAATTATTGGTTGTTGTTACATTATCCAGTACTTTTTCTTCATGTCCTCTACTCATCACTCATCAACTACTATACTATGACAATAGTATTAATAAAGATATTACTATTGAAAGAATTAATCCTACCTCTGCTAGAATCTGATAACGGTATTTACCTTTTAACCATTCTATATCAGTCTTTATAGAGGAAATATCACCACTGTTAGCAGCAAGTTTCTCTCTCATAGCAGATATATTTTCTATATTCCTCACAACTGAATCAGATATAATTTTTATATTCTCTTCGAAAGGACAGATACCGGGATTAGGTAAGAGAAGTGGACAAGCAATTTCTCTTTCTGCTTCTAATAGTTCTTTTACTCCTTTAGGAGCATTCTCATCTGGTTTCAAAGTAGTCACCGTTTCTTAAATTGGATTGAATATTCTACTATCTTCTCTTAATACTATCGCGATACACTTTATTTTCTTTTCTATTATCTTTATTAAGAGGAATTCCTTTCCCTCTAACCCATCGCCATCCTTCTACTAGTGATATTTTATCTGTTAAGAACTGATGATCTTTAGACCATTCCCTTGCATTGTCTAACATCCATTCTGCATGCTTAGAAGCTAGAATCTCTGGGTTATGTTCCTTCTTAACCCATTCTAAGTGTTTAGCTTGTAATTCTTCATAGAATTCTTTATTCATATTACTAAATAATTCTTCTAATCGCTCCTTAAGATTCTCAAATGTTACTGTATAGAAGGGAGTATCGATATATCCTTCTAATAATTCATTACATATTACAGGTTGACCTAACCAAGAAGCTTCTACAGATGCATTACCATACCATCTAATATCTGTAGTTATCTGATCAAAATAGATATGGTGTGTTGTTGCTCTTAAATAGATACTCTCATAGAATGGAGTAAATGCTATAGGATCAAATGATATAGGATATTTACTTGCTATTTCTCCTAATGCCTCTATAAACTCAAACGTTCCTTTCCTTAATGGATTTGTAGGAGTATGACCTATAACGATTGTCTTATTATATCTTGGAAGATCAAAACTACTCATATACTCAAGATCAATAGGTAAATTAGGTAACCATATCTTATTCTTAACATGAGGAATACTCTTTAAAAGATCTGGAGTACTTACAACTACTGCATCATTATTTCTTTGATGAAATCTATCTACTATAAAACTATTACGTCTACACTGATCACCATTATGCCGGTATACTACTTTCTTCCCTATATAATAGTCTTCAAAGAGTATATCATAACCGTAGTATCTGTCATAAGTATCAAATACTAATACTTTTGCTTCTTTGACTAGGTTTATAATATCTGTTTTAGAGTAGAATTTCCCATCTAACAGGCTATACTGTCCTAGGTTAGAACATAGATCGTAAGGGTATTGAATATAATTCTGATTAATCTTAATGCATCTAGCAGTATACTCTGTATAACGGTTTATAGCTTGTGTAATAGCATAGCCTTGCCCACCGGTATCTGCATTACTTAGAAATAAAAAATCTAGCATGTTTAATCACGTAAACTAATAAAAAATATCTATTTAAAACTTATTGAATAAAAAGAAAGGAAATTAGGAAATAAAATTTAGAATAGTTCTTAAATTCATTCCTAATAACCTATTGCTATATACGGAAACTCTTGACTCGATAGGTCACTCCCTGAACTCACTTCTTCAAGCTTAATAACACCTGAAGATGTACTGTCAGCGCGTTGTCCAAGTATCTTTACCTTCTTATTGTCGTGGTCAACCTCTGCCATATATCCCCCTGAAGGGAATACATATAGTTTCAATATCTTACCGAATTGAAACTTATTAGCAGTATATGATTCACCACCGGTTGCATAGCTACTGCTCGGGCTAAGAGTCCCGAACGATACCTTTTTGCTACCGAAGGTAGTGAGTTTCTTCCCACTGTTTACCGTTATATTACCCATTCTCTCACTCCTCCACCAAGTGGTTTTTATTGCAGGGTTTAAAGCCTTGTCCCTGCATGGCACGATAGAGTTTCTAGCTCTACCGGTACTGGTAATACTACCAGGCTAAGGACTATTACTATTTGTCTAGTATACTACTGAATATCTCTTAACTTACCCTGGACGTTAAATCTGTAGCAGAGAAGCTCCATGACCGTAAGGTATCCGCCTTCTATGCGCAGTTTATTCTGAGCAACGTAGGCGGTGTAGTTACGGTCAGTCTCCATATATCGTGTAGGAGCTGCTGTCCTAAGACGTAAGTATTCAGTATCCAAGAACATTGCCTTAGATACTGTGTCACCATAAGTGCTGTCAGTGCACCTCATCGCAGCAGTTGTAACCATAGGAATACCCTTAAAGGTAGCAACACTGAATCCTGCATCTACTCCAGGCTCAAGACCTCTAACACCAGAGTATGTTGGTACAACCTTGGCATCGCCAATATACCGCCTCTCTGGTTCAAGTAGCTCTTCTAGAGCCACTACGAAGTCTGCTCCTGTAAGTATAACGTCAGTCTTGCCACCGTTCTCTATGATTTGTCTCCACACCTTGTTCATAGATGCTAGTGTTAAGTCACCATCGGTACCTATTGTACCTCCAGGTGCTTCAACTACAGCATCGTATGTGGTGCCGCTGTCTCTGTCTACATCTGCTATACCATACTTCTTCCATGGGTCGAAGAAGTGATCGTGTGATCCACCTACTTGATCTTCTTCTCCGTCCTTAGAGATTATCCTGTCCAGAGATTCTAAGTTGTTAGTCCCTGACCAGTTAGCTGATGCGTTGCCAGCGAGATATTCTGCTGACTGCACCAACATAGTGTTGATTATAGCAGCATGCTCCTTCCCTAACTCCTCTCGGATAAAGGGTAGAAGCGCTACTGAATCATCAACGCTTGACAGGAACTGATTAATCTCCGTAACACCAAAGGTGTGAATAATCTCTTTAGGCTGAGTAGCATTAACAGCTAGTGTAGGTGATATTGTAGCTGGTAGAGAACCTCCTCTAGTAATTCCACCGCTAAGCTCTGCCCCAGCATGCGCCCACGACTGAGCTGCAGCCGTAACCATACGCCAACCTGATTGCTTCCAGACTTCTTTTGGTATTATGGCTGGTACGTTAGCCTCGTAGTTGAGGAACGACCAAACCTTTCTACCATAGACTGGATTAGTATAGGTTGGTGCAGTAGAGTAGGCATAGCTTGCTGGTGCAACGTCAGAGTCAGACTTCTTAATTAGTCTACTACCGTAGAAGAACTCTTCCATCTTACGTAGTTCTCTTGCTGTCTCTTCCGGGTCACTACTTCTAAACTGTATAGGCATGTCTAACTAACCTCCTTCCTTATCTTTGAGAAAGGAATCTTCGCTAGCTCTGATAGAGGCATCGACAGTAAGTCATTAGAGTTATCCCTCTTCTCAACTTTCTTAGATTTCTTATTCTCAGTGTTTCCACCGGTCTTTGCTTCTAACATCTTTTGTACTTTAGCTTCAACTAAAGCTTCTATTTCCTCCTTGCTGAGAGAAACAACTTCCTTATTAGACTCTTCTGTACTCCCCTGAGGTGTGCTAGGAGGTGCTAAGGAACTACCTTCAGATTGACTCCCCCGCTGCTTTTGTGTGGAACCTTCAATCTCCCCGGAGTCAGAAGATCCTTCAGGAGTGTTATTCTCAGCTGAATCTTCTTTAGTCTTCTCTCCCTCAGCATTAATCTTTGCTTCTAACGCTTCTAGTCTCTTACTTTGCTCTGCTATCATCTCTATAACGTCTGCAAGAGTCTTTTCTTTCTCACTCATATTCTTTTCCTCTTTTTCTTTTGTTGGTGTTTTGTCTAGGGCAGGAGGTGCAACACCACCTTTCACCTCATGCTCCGTTAGGAAGGTAGGCTGTCCAGCCATCTTCCGTAACAATAATAGCTCTGCTTCTACAGCTTCTATATCTTCTGGAAGCAGAGGCATGTTAGCAATATACTTTAATATTTTCTCTCTATCTTTAGCAGATCCTCTCGGAGGAAGCTTGTCAATATACTTCTGCTTCTCCTCCTCAGATAGTTTATTCCACTCTTCTTCTGATATACCAAAATGTGCTCTAGCTCGCTCTTCATCTGTTCTAGGTCCTATAAGCTCTATTAGACTCTTCTTTCTATTCTCACACCAAGCAGATTCTATTCCTGCTTTCTTAGCTGCAGCACATGCCCTTCTAATAGCTCTAGATCGTACGTCAGGAGGTAAATCTACTCCTCCTCTGGCACCTGCTAGTACTGCTATAGCATTTCTTATTCTACCAGGAGTATCTATTGGAAGCTTTCTTACTTTCTTCCCATTAACAGTATATACCGCTGCAAACTTAGAGTCAGGAAGCTTCTGCCGCTCCTCATAACTTATTTTCTCTACACTATCATCGTATTCTATGTCTACCCCACAGCTATAGAATTCTTCCATATCTAATGATTTCTCACTAGGCCACTTACCAGTTACTCTGTGGTGTACCGCTGCACAATAAGCTGCAGCTTTTTCTCTGCTCCAATCCTTTTTACTTTGAACAGTCTTAATACAGTCCGCCATATTCTTATAGCCTGCAAAAGGCTTAGAAACGGCACGTTTAACTGCATAAATCCTTCCTAATGCTTCCTCTAATGCTCTAATCTCAGCAAGCAGTAATGATTCTTTAGCTCGTTCTTCACTATCCACTTGGGATTCTTCCTTAGGAGCGTATAATTCTTCCCGTTCCTTATATAGCTCAAGCAGTCGTTCCTTTATTTCTTCTTCTGTCATCTTAACAGTTTCACCTCGTATTAAATCTTCTATGTCTGTTATACTCTTAGCTTTTATTATATCAAATAGACTTAATTGGTTAGCAGGATTATCCACTATACTTATTTCGTGTAGTTCTAGTTCCTTTATTACGTCGTACTCTTTATCTCCCTTAACTGTAGGCTCTACTAGTATAGCTTCACCTGCTATAGAGAATCCTCTTAACTTACCTTGCTTAATAAGCTCCCATGTCTCTCTTGCTTTCTTTAAATTCTTTCTTAGTTTAACTAGGATAAATAATCCTGTGTCTGTTACTCCAGACTTCCAAACCTTTCCTTCTTTATCTGTATACTCTAAAATAATCTTCCCTACAGGTATGTTGCTATGTAATACATTAACATGGGCATAGTCCATGTCCTCTATAAAGAGTTTCCATGCTTTCTCTAGAGTAGATATTGGTATTTTATCTCCTTGTTTATCTACTATATCTACACTAGCATATCCACCAATAATCCATGAGTCGTCATCTATTTTACTTATTAAGTGGTAGTTAGAGAACGGTAATCTAAGTAGTCTAGACATGATTGATCTATACTAATGTCTATGAATGTTCTTAATAAATCTTTTTACAAACCGTAGAAAAAAGATGCACCGTAGTATAATTTATATTTGAAGAATTTCAAATAGAACAGAGTGAGGAGTAGAGAGATGAATAATCCTATTACTCAATATACTGGTAATGAAAATCAGCTGAATACACTTCCTTCTACTGACAGATCTTTAACTATAGAACCAGTAATTCTTCAAGAAGAATGCTATTGTCCCGAGTGTAATTATCCTGTTAATCCTGAATGGAATTACTGTCCTATCTGTGGTAAATGCCTTAAAAGCATATACATTTCGACTAGTTATAGAATATAATAAAAGGTACTATTCGTCTACACTAGTCTACACTAGTATACGTATTATCTCTTTCTTAAAGGAGTTGAACTATAATGCCTGCAGCTAAAAGAATACCTGAAGACCTACAAGCATATATCAAAAGTAAAGATATGATTATTCAAGAAGCAAAGAAATTCTTAGCTAGCAAAGGCATTAAAGTAAGTACAGGATGGTTATCTCTACATAAAGAACAATGGCAGAAAACCTTTGTAGCTCCTGACGGAGAAGAATATGTATTCAAAGAGGACGATGAATCTTTTGATACTGACTTAGCTACCAGAATAAGATTATACCGAGGAGAACCAATTAAGAAGTATAGTGAGAAAAAACACTTTAGATCTAAAACCATTAGAAAATTCCTTAAACGCTCTTCTGAAGGATGTGCAGCGTTTGCCAAAGAATGTCTCGTATGGAAAGGTCAACCTATTATACTTCAAGACTACCAGAAGAGAATGATAGATGGATGGTTAGGTAGTAAACCTACTGTTTATCCTATAGGTAGGGGAGGAGGAAAAGACTTTACACTAGCAATATTCTTAGCATGGTACTGTGTATGCTTCCCTAATACCAGAGTTATGATAGTATGTCCAGCATACCGGCAAGTAAAAACCTTTATCGAAGAGAATTTTGCTCTACTTATTCAAACATCCAGTGTTCTCTTTGACTCTATAGCAGAGAAGAAGGAAGAGGAATTTAGATTTACTAATGGTTCTGTAGTATTTACTTATGGTGCTACAAGCTATATCAAGGGTAAGCATAATCTACACTTTATATTTGCTAACGAGGCAGGAGAGATCCCTGATCATGTCTATGAGAACGTATTACTTCCAATGCTCGGAGTAGATATAGAAAAGGCTCAAGGTCATTTCTGTGCTATGGGTGTACCTAATGGTCAAGTAGGATTCTTCTGGAGAGCTTATACTGAAGGGTCAACAGATCCTAATGATCCAGATGCAAAGTATTATGTTATTCACTTGCCTACAGAAGTAAATAAGTACTATCCTAAGAAGCAGTTAGAGCTTAACCGTGAAATAATGTCTCATGACTCCTTCCTACAAGAACATATGGCTGAGTTCTTAAGAGTAGAAGATGCACTGTTTACTTCTAAACTGCTTGATAAGATCAAGAAGGAGTATGAAATATCTTTTGCTACGGTAGACCATGAACACTTTGATTACTACTTAGGACTAGACTGGGGTAGATCTTCAGATTATACTGTTCCTGCTATAGTATCAGTAAATAAAGAGAGCAAGGCAATTAGACTAGAATATATTACTGGTATGAGAAGAGACTTTCCTTCTCAGATAGAGTGGATATTAGAAGCAGATAGAATCTATAGGTTCAAGAATATTGTTACTGAGTATATGGGCTTAGGTATTCCTCCTTCTGATACTCTTAAGAAAGAGCTTGGTAGTGAGAGAGTACAATTCTTTACTCCTTCTGCAGCTAACTGGTTTACTGCTTTTACTAATATGAGAGATAAGGCTGAAGCAGGTCTACTAGAGATTCCTGCAGGGCAATCTAAACTCTTACGTCAACTTAGACTAATGCAGTTTACTGTCAGAGGTAGTAAGCTTACTGTTAAGTCAGAGAATAAAGATGATTATGCTCAAGCATTTGCTATGGCTATATATTCTATTAGACCAAGGAGCAAGCCGGGTGTTGCAGGATCAATATAATTATATAAATAAAGAGATATATTAGTGAGTGAGGTTATAGATAATTATGTCATTAACTGATAAAAAGAAATCTCTTGGACTCTTCCAGGAGGAAGAAGTAGATCCTACTCCTAAAGACTTTAGAGAAAGGTTTCTCTTAAGTCTTGCTAAGCGTCTAGGTAAGTCCAAGATGATTAAAAAGACTAGAACTGTTAATCCTAAATATATCTATCAGAGTGGGGCTAAGGTTCGTCACCCTGAATATGACTACTCTACTTTTATTACTACTGCTAAAAACTCTTGGATACTAAGAAAAGTCTTTGAAACTATTATTCGTACTGCTACTAGGAACTGGGGTGAAATAGCTCCTAGGTTCAAAGTAAAGTGTAAAGGCTGTGGGTGGGAGTTCAATGAAGAGACTGAAAAATGTCCTTACTGTGGTGGTACTGAGTTTAGCACTCCAGATCCTAAACAGCTTCTTAAGTTTAAAAAGATCCTTAAGGAGCCTTCACCTGGGAGAAGCTTTTATGAGTTTGTAAGATCTACACTATTTTATGAATTAGCTGTAGATGATTTCTACTGGTCGTTAACGTTTAATTCTGATGGTACTGCTAAAGAGATATTCGTAGAGAATCCTGCGTTTATCTTTCCTGTAGGGGACGAGTATGGTATTCCTGGAGGAGATGAATACTTCTGTCCTGTGTGCTATAATAAGCCTGAGAATAAGGGTAAAGATCTAGTGTGGAAGAGAGATGAATTAACTCCTAAGAAAATAACTATAGGGAATAAAACTAAGGAGATTTATACCTGTCCGGAATGTGGTGAAATACTTGTACAGACTTACTATGTACAAGAAGTTTCTGGTAAGGTAAAGGCTAGGTTTGGAAAGAATGAGATTCTTCATGGTTCTGCATCTAGACTTCCACCAGAGTTATTTGGTAATTCTAAGATACAGACTGTTCTTAAGGCAGTTAATATAGCAAATGCTATAGATGATTATAATCTAGAGTCACGTATGGAGGGTAAAGTAGGAGGATTACTCTGCTTCCCTAAGCTGGATCAGAATCGTGTAGGAAGTATTCTTACTGCTGTACAGACTGAACGTAATAAACTTAGTCAACCAGACTTACAAACGGGTGAGTTAGGTCCGCAGAAGAAAACTGCTTTAATCTTTATCGGACTGGGAGAAGAGACAGATACCGCACCTGTCTTTATACCATTTATAGATCCTAAAGAAGCAGAACGTACTATAGAGCTATATAGGATCTACATGGCTGCTATAGACGATGTCTACGGTACTATAACAAGCCTTCATATTCAACAGGTGCGAGGAGGACAAATAGTTAGATTATCTACAGAAGTAAGATTAGAAACTGCTTTGGAGCACCAAAGATTATTCTCAGAAGTATTTAATGAAAAAGCACTACCACTCTTTGGTATTACAGATTGGATATGGAAGTTTAATCCTCTAGAGGCTAAAGATAAGCTTAGAGCTGCAGAGATTAAACACCAGAACGCTGCTGCTGCTCTGACTGCTGTACAAGCAGGATTCGATGTTAAGTGGGTAGACGATGAAGCAATAATCTCTGGAGAGGCTAAAGCAATACCCTTTAGAACTGGTAGGCAAGGACTACCTAATCAAGAGCCTGGAGTTGCTCCTAGACGTCCGAGCAGACAGTTTGTAAGGCCTATAGAGATATCTCCAGAGACGGGTCAGGAGATAACTGCTAGTCTAGTAGATAAAATAATAGACTTTATTTCTTCTACTAGAGTTAATAGTCAGAGAGGTAAAGAACAGCTTAGGAGATTAATATACGATGAGATCTTTAACCAGAGTAAGAATGAGTAGTCCACTTAAGTATAAGGTTAAACGTCCTTGGTGGGATCCTATACCTCCTTATCAGCTCCCTTCTGGATTAACAGTTATTCATACTGGTAGAAGATCTATTCAGTGCGAATTAGGATTCCATAAGTGGGCAACAGAGACTATTATGGGTATTCCTATGCTTGTTTGTACTAGGTGTGGTTTTAGAGCACCTAAACCTATTCTAGAGAAAACTGTTACTAAGAGAGAATTAGTACGTAAAGTACAGAAAGAGATGGATAAGCAGCGACCTATGTTATATGATATGAATGCTTCTGAAGACGAGCGTATAAAAGCTAAAGAAAAATTCTTCGTTAAGATATTCGAAGAAGTGCAGAGGAAGTATAAGAAGAATAGTGCAGGTAAATGGGTTCCTAAGAAGGATAAACAATGAGAATCCATGCTTGCTTTAATATTTATAACGAGGCAGAGTTTATAGAAGAAGCTATTAAGTCTGTTCTGTGGGCTGATCAAGTAATAGTAGTAGACGGTATATTCCAAGGGTTTCCTAGTAGGAGTATAAACTCAGATGATAATACTATTCAAATAGTTCAGTGGCTTGCTAAAAAGCATCCTAAAATTAAACTCATTATGATGTCTAAACCTTCTTTAGGTCCAGAAAAGATTGAAGCGTATCGTAACTTAGTTCCTTATGGTGATTATATTCTCCGACTTAACGGTGATGAGATTTTAGGCGGTAAAGTGGATAAAATCTACTCTTATATTAAAAGTACTAACTATTTACCACTATACTCCATAAGAGAAATAATTGATTTAGGTACAAGGGTTAAGCCTGGCCCGTGGCAACCTAGGCTTATTAAGAACACTCCTGACTTAAAAATTACTTCTAAACATCTTGTTCTTACTAATAACTTCTCAGGTTATAAGGTAGGTCCTCGAAATAGATTAACACCTGAAGAAGCTAATATAGATTTTCTCTATTTTATTCATAAGAAAGAGCTGCGTAATAGTTGTAGAAAGCAGCAGAATAAACAGTGGTTGAACTACTATTATTCTCACCAATACAAGCAGGGTATTATATAGTAATACTCTGCAAAATCTTTTATTTTTGTACTAGTTTTACTTCTATTATGTTATACCTGAAGCTTCTAGTTAGGGTGCTATTATATAATATTTGAAGCTCGCTCTCAGGGTACTATTAATAGTAGAAATATGACATTTGAAGCTTCTAACAAAGGTGCTAGTGCCACCCAGTCCGTACCAGTCTAAACTTTGTTCTGCAAGTTCGTATAAGAAAATTAAAGTCTAGATTTTAGTCAGTTTGTTCAGACTTGGTTGGTCTGTCTAGACTTTGGTCAATTCGTATGAATATTAGTCAGTCTGTATAGATATAGATGTACTTAATATATCATATACATATAATACAGACATGTATGAATAATATATACATAAAATTTATATATAACTTAGTGCTATTAATAAGTGGGTGAAAAATAAAAATGGAGAAAAAAGCCCAAAAAAATAAAAATGCTGAGAAATCAGCAAAACAAATATCTGTGAAAATTCCTGTATACGAACAGGAGAGAAAGAAATTAACCGAAAAAGAGAGAAAACGACTGAGGAAGATTAAGATAGATCCAGTAAAAATCAAAGCGCTCTTTGACAAAGGCTACAGTATATGGCAAGTAACTGAACTATACTACAACTTCCCATTCGAGCATAGTGACAAACGAACATGGCTATTCTACCAAAAGATAAATAATGAGCGCAAAAGACAAAAATTAGGGCGCAATGTGATTCACTTAGAACCACTAGTTACCCAGCACATCAAGAACTACCTTAAGACCCATACCCCAGATCAACTCATAGAACTACTGGCCAAGAGCCAGTAAATCTTTTTCTGGTGACTTCTATGGAAAAGATCAGAAGAAGAATAGATGACAGGTTCTGGATAGAGAAGAGGGTTTGTTCTGAGTGCGGAAAAGAATTCTGGATAAAGTACGAGGGAGACGAAGAAGGTGACTGGTTAGATGAGTACTTAGAGGTCTGTAGCGACGGATATCTGTGTGAAGAATGTTTCAACAACCTATAATTTTTTTGCTCGTTCTCCTAGACATCTATAAAACCCTTGTAGTGGATGGTTATAGACTCCTGGGTAGATCTTGTAGTGGATGATCTATTCTCCCAGTATACTGGATAATGCTTGTAGTGGATGACTATATTCTTACTTAAGCGTTTCGTTCTGGATAGATTGTCTGGGTATAGCTCGTAGTGGATGACTTAACCCTATGATACCTATAAACTATCTGTAGTGGATAACAAAGGCATTTCCAGCAGTGCTAGAGTGGAGTATAGTTCTAAATTATTAAAATTAATACTATCTTATTCAGAGGAGATTATTTTGGACACTTTTTTCTCTGGACTTCAAATAGCAACTTCAAACGTTCTAGGGTAAACCGTAGAGAATACTTCAATCATCTTCTTAGAGAAATTATATATACTAATTTAACTACCCACTCTCAGGAGGAATTTAGGAGGAAAAAAGCTTTGGGTCAATACTTGACTCCAGAAGAAGTAAAAAGAGCTATAAAAGCTCGCCGACGATACAATCGTTGGCTTAAAGACCGAGAGAATTATAGAAGAGAATCTCAGGACTACTATATCCTAAGGCAAATAAGGAGATAGGAGGGAAAAGTGTGAACATAAAAATCGTTAGAAAGATTTTACGAATGCTACGAAAGAAAGAACAAGTGCATCTTTTAGATCTTTTCGGTGGAGTCTATACGAGGCCTTCTTGGAAGATAAACTGCTGGATTCATTATCCATACGTGCAGGGAGATCCAGAAATAGAGGCATTTCAAGTGGCAAAGCAATTAGAGCAACTAGGGATTCTTAAAGTGGCATTTATCAACGGAAAGAACTTTTTGCTCCGTAGATTTAATCCTGAAGAAGAAGAAGTAAGTATAGCACCGATCTTTTAGGAGTGAACAGTTATGGACAAAAATAAATGGCTTGATTTGCTGGCAGAAGATATCAAATATTCTCAAGAAGATCCTAGAGGAAAAAGATTACAGACAGAATTCTGTAATATTACTTCTCCTTTTAGAGGCATTGGACT